CCTTAGTTTTCAAGGGTTTTTCCTTTGTTACCAAATTGTTATAAAATAATTCGTCCAAAACGGACGTTTGGACGGATTAATAGTTATAGAAGCTGTTACAATTTTCCTGTATAGAGCTTTTCAGCCTTTGAGGCTGAAAAGCTAAGTAACTGTACGGAATACTGTACAGTACCGTTACTTAGCTTTTCAGCCTCTGAGGCTGAAAAGCTAAGTAACTGTACTAAATACTGTACAGTACCGTTACATGAAAACCGCCTCAAAGGCGGTTTTCCTATACTGTACAGGAGCAAAAAATTTTTTTTAGCCATAAAGCGTTTTTTACGGTTTTGACATGAAGTTTAAATCTGGGGCAGAACATCCGAAGACTAAGGCCTTAGCGGAGGCTAAGAAGCAAGTACTGGAGCTGATAGCCTCTGGGGCTGATCCTAAGGCTGCTATGGGTGTTGTGGGCAAAAGGCCAGAGAACATAAGAAACTGGACCTTCAGTGACAAGGATTTTGCCGAAAAGCTTAAGAAGGCCAAACTCAAAGGTGAGCAGGCCTATGGCAAGAAAGCTGGCAAATCCAAGGACAAGATTGATTTTGCCGAGTTTTCTGAGACTTTTCTTGGCAATAAGGTGTTTGACCACCAGCAGGATTGGATCAACCTTTTAGAGGGCAAGGAGCCAAGCTGGCTTCATCCCTCAATGGCCTACGACCTGGCTGAGAAGAGCAGGATCTTGATCAACGTGCCACCCGAGCACGGCAAGTCCACAACCATAACTGTCAACTACAGCACTTATCGCATCGCTATGGATGCCAATGTCAGGATCATTGTGGTCTCTAAGACCCTCATAAAGGCCAGGGAGTTCGTCTATGCGATCAAGCAAAGACTAAACCATCCCAGGTGGAGCAAGCTACAAGCCCTCTACGCACCCCCAGGGGGATGGAAACAAGACGCTGACACCTGGCGGGTAGACACGGTTTACCTGGGCAACGAAGCCAGGGACTCTTCTGAGAAAGATCCGACCCTACAAGCCCTGGGTATGGGTGGGCAGATCTACGGTGCTAGGGCTGATCTTATCATCCTAGATGACGTTGTAACCACAGCCAATGCCCATGAGTGGGAGAAGCAGATCGATTGGCTTCAAAAGGAAGTCATTACCCGTCTTGGTAAGAACGGAAAGCTGCTCGTCGTTGGGACACGGATCGGTGCCAATGACCTTTACAGAGAATTGCGTAACCCCAAACACTGGTCTGGCGGGCGTAGCCCGTTTACCTATCTTGGTATGCCAGCAGTGCTTGAGTATGCTCCCGACCCTAAAGACTGGGTTACGCTTTGGTCGAGAGCTGATATACCCTGGGATGGCGACGAAGACACCCCGGATGCCGATGGGCTTTACCCAAAATGGGATGGGCCGGCTCTGTTTCGCCGTCGCTCAGAGGTCACCCCTACCACGTGGGCTATGGTGTACCAACAACAAGACATCAAAGAAGATTCAATCTTTTCGCCCATATGTGTTCAGGGTTCCGTTAACAGTCAGCGGCGGGTTGGTCTACTCCGTGACGATTATGAGGGCAACTTCTACACGATCATGGGGCTAGACCCCGCCATGACTGGACACACGGCTGCGGTCATGTATTCGGTGGATAGAAGAAACAAGAAACGTTACGTACTAGATGTAATTGACATGGCAGATCCCACACCAGGCAAGATCAACGATCTGATAAGGGCTTGGGTGGAGAAGTATCGTTTCCAGGAGCTTAGAATTGAGATCAACGCTTTCCAGAAGGCATTTGCTCTTGATGAGAATCTTAGGAGCTATCTTGCGGGCCAGGGCATCCAATTCAGGGAACACTTCACCGGTAAGAACAAATGGGACACATCCTTTGGTGTTGCTGGCATGGCTGCACTCTTCGGTACTGAAAGAGAGGGCAAACACCAAAAGGACAACCTGATAGAGCTACCTAGCTCTGACAGGAGCGAGGGTGTGAAAGCCCTGATAAATCAATTAATAACCTGGCATCCAGAGTCAAGAAAGAACCGCACTGACTGTGTGATGGCCCTGTGGTTTTGTGAACTGCGTGCTAAAGAACTGCTTAGCATGATGAATTTTTCTACTACCCATACATACAACAGGTACGCAACAAGACGCACTGTGAACCTGCAGGGGATCGTAAACCTAGATGATCTGGCTTACGAACTCCAAACCGAAAGGATTTTAATCTAGTGGCTTTGAACATTCGGCAGATCTCTGCTCGCGTGGAGTCTATGAAACGACGCTACGGCAACAGGGATGCCAGAATGGCGAACGTTCTAGCGGTTCGCCAGGGCAACATCGAACAAGTGTTTCCGGATTTCTTCCCAGAGACTTTGCCCTACCCGATGATTGCAAACTTTATCGATGTCGCAGCAAGAGACTTGGCGGAGGTATTAGCCCCTCTGCCTTCCTTTAATTGCTCGACTGCTAACTACAACTCAGAGCGTGCCAAGTTGGCAGCCGAAAAGCGCACCCAGATTGCAAACTTCTACGTACAACACTCCAGACTTACCACCCAGATGTACACAGGTGCCGATTGGTTTCTGACTTTCGGGTTTTTGCCAATGGTGGTGGAGGTGGACGAGGAAGCGCGTGTCCCGCGTATTCGCTTAGACAGCCCATTAGGGGCCTATCCCGAGTTTGACCGCTACAACCGCTTGGTCGCTTATGCTCGTAGATACCTAAAGACCCTAGCGGAGCTGATTGCAGAGTATCCTGAGTACGAATCACAGTTGATTGGGCCACTTGGCAGAGATGCAGTGGATCTTTACTCCCAGCTTGAGATGATTCGTTATGAGGACAAAGACCAGATTGTTCTTTACGTACCACAACGTAACAATCTAATCATCTCTCAGCTAGAAAACCCAATTGGTGAACCGATGGTGAGGGTAGCCAGACGCACCTCGATCGATGGTGACATGCGTGGTCAGTTCGATGATGTGGTCTGGGTGCAACTCGCACGGGCTAGATTCTCTTTACTTGCCCTAGAAGCAGCGGAAAAATCAGTGCAAGCACCGCTTGCGTTACCAAATGACGTACAAGAACTAGCCTTCGGGCCGGATGCGGTCATTCGTACCGCCAATCCGCAAGCCATTCGTCGTGTTGGACTAGAACTTCCTGGTGCTGCATTCCAAGAACAAGCCATCTTGCAACAGGAGATGCGCCTTGGCGCACGTTACCCAGAGGGCAGATCTGGTCAGATTGATGCATCCATCATCACCGGTCAGGGTGTGCAGGCCTTGCTTGGTGCATTCGACAGCCAGGTTAAGGCTGGTCAACAACTTTTGTCGCAGACGTTTGAAGATGTAATCAACCTTTGCTTTAAGGTAGATGAAAAGATCTTCCCAGGTTCTAAGACCGTTCGTGGTTTAGACGATGGCGCACCGTACATGCTTACCTACGATCCGGCTAAGGACATCAAGGGTGACTACACGGTGGAGGTTCGTTACGGATTGATGAGTGGGCTTGACCCAAGTCGTGCGTTGATCTTCTCGTTGCAGGCACTTGGTGCAGATCTTGTCTCGCGTGATTTCGTGATGCGCGAACTGCCTTGGTCTATGGATGTGTCGAAGGAGCAACAGCGAATCGACATACAGCGTATGCGAGACAACCTAAATCAAGCACTTGCCTCTGCTGCTGTGGCTATTCCACAGATGGTCACACAGGGTCAAGATCCCTCAAACATTATCGAAAAGATTTCCAACATAATCTCAGAACGCCGCAAGGGTGTAGCTATTGAGGAAGCCGCCATGAAGGTGTTCGAAGAAGAGCGTCGCGCTCGTGAAGAGGCCGAGGCGGCAGCAGCACAACAACCAGAACTTCCAGGTGGGCCTACTCCACCACAGTCCCCGATGGGACCTCCGCCGGGCTCACCTGGAGCCGCTTCACAACAAGCAGCCCCCTCATTGGATATATCACAAGTACTAGCCCAAATAGCGAGGTAACAAATCTTGAAAAAAGTTCAAGAGATAACACCCTCGCAGTATTTTAGAGAAGGCATCGAGTCCTACATACGTAACAAGATGTGCACTAGCTTCGCTGTAGTAATCGAGACTATAGATGAAGAGGGCAAGTACGATATACACACTATTTACGACGAGAAAATTCCCAACTGGAGAAATGCCAGTCTTTTGGCATTTGCAAGCGATAAGATCAACTACGAAGATTTTTATAAACACGAAGAGGATTACTAATGGCTGAACAACAAGGCGGATATCGCAAACCGCGCAAACCCGCGCCAGTGTCCGGCCCTGGTTCGATGTCTCGCAGGACTGACGATGGTCGCAAGCAGGCTGTCCGTTACATGGCGGGTGGTCGTTATGGTGAGGGCAAACAACTTCTTGAGCAGCAACAGGGTGCTCCCATGGCTGGTAAACCTCGCATAACTCCCGGTTTAACGTCTAGAACAATCAATGCAGAACAACCGATCACACCATTATTTGCCCCAACAAGAAACCCAGAAGAACCCTTGACTACGGGTATTGATGCTGGGCCAGGCATGGGATCGGGGATTCTCCAGCAAAGACCATCTGCTCCAACTTTGTTTGATGTATTAAATCAACTAATGGAAAACGATGTCACCGGAGACGCGGAGTTACTTTATAATTATCTTTCCAGTCAAGGTTACTAATGCCGGATCTTGATCCGACTTTAGCAAAATATTACTCTGGTCTGTATGTCAGTGGTTACAATAACGGGATAGATCAGCCTACCGCTGATAAACTTAATGTTCTTGGCAACCTAATGAAAATACACCAAGATCTTTTGCGTCTTCCAAATCAAGAAGCGTTCAAGGAGTATCAAAAGCTAGATCCAAGGGTTCAGAGTGAATTAAAAGAAAATTTTCCAGAATCCGCTGAGTTTTATCTAACCAAACCTAAGAATTGGTGGGTAACCGCTTTAGAAAAGGGCGGACCGCAAAACTTCTTTAGAAGTCCGTTTAATTACACTATTGGTGCCTTACAAACTTATACTAAGTTTTTAAATACTCCATATAACGCACTAAGGGCGCAACAAGAAAAACCAGCTGGAAGCACATTAAATGTTTGGCAAGCAGGCTGGGATGGCAATAATATCTTCGAGCAAGATGTCAAAACAAAACTAGACGAATTTTATGGTAAACCCCTAAGTGATCTTGTAACCGGAAGACTTCAGGGTAAAACGTTAGGTGAGATACTTTACGAGCGTGGTGGTTTTGCTGCACCGGACGCCGATGATTTTGTAAAAGCTGTAAATATTTATTTTAATAGACCAGAGATCTACAAAGAAATACTTGAGGATTATAGGCGGGCACAAGTATCACCCGGTAGGGATATAGCCAGGGGTTTGATCGGGCCTAATTCGATAGGTCCAAGTGGTGCAGTAGAAGACGCGATCTTTACCGCAATGTCTGGTAGTATTGATGCCGTCTATCAGATTGCAGTTGATCCTCTTACGTACGCAACATTGGGCGTTGGAACAGCGGTAACCAAGGGTAGTCGTCTAGCTGAAATTATTAAAAAAAATGGGCCATTGGGCGTTGGTAGAGTATTTGATAAATCACCAGAGGTTGTCCGATACTGGGATGAATTCGGTAAAACAATAAATGCCTTAAGTAACGCAAGACAGGCTGGAAACGTTAGAGAATCAGCTAGGTTGCGTGATGTCGTACGAACCAAATTTAAGGATTACGACGATGATCCAATTCTAAACCGTCTTGTAGAGGGTAAAGTTTTTGACGGAGCTTCAGCCAGAAACTTCTTTGAGAAAAACGAAAACTGGCATTTTATGATTCATGGAAGAACCCAGTCGATAGGTTTCTTTCGTGAAAAAGTAGCACTATCAAGCAGACTTCGTAAATATGAAATGGGTTTTAAGGAAAAGGTAAATGGCTACTTTAATGGTAGGGGAGAAATCCCGGACACTAAAGTAAACGAATGGATAGAAGAACTATATAAAGTTGCTGACGAGGGGGCAAACAACCTAAGTAGGCAAAGAAAACTTCCCGTTCTTGAAGAAATAAATAAAAGTAATCTAACCATAAGGCGCCAACTTTCCCTACTTCTTAGGAATCATCCTGGTACCCAGGCAATAATCTGGGGTGAAAACTACGCCGAAACTTTGCCAGCCTTGCGTTCTCTAGTGGATATAACCATTGGTGGCGACAAGGCCCTAGCCGACAGATTTGCTGAAATATTTTCTGCGGTAGACACCGGTACACGTAAAAGAATGTTACAAGGTGTCTACACCTCATTGATGTACAAACTTGGTTTGCACAGAGCTGATGGGGGTATTGATCTAATGCAAAAACTTCTTGAGAGATCTTTTAGTGATTCTCTGGCCGTAACTAAAACAGTCCCGGTTTCCCCACAGGCAGAAAGTGTCGCTCCCCAGTTGGCTAAAAACCAAAGGGCAGAAGATGGCCTTATAAAGCTAGACCCTCATGGTGCAATTCACGCAGCACAAGAAGCTGCTGCCGTTTCGTCGTTTCCTTTTGTGAAAGTTCTTACCCTAGCACCTAAGGGTTACGCATTTGACAAAGCAAAATCTCCCTGGAGGGCAATAGCCTGGGGACTTGGTGGTATAACAAACCAAATAGCAGCACAAAGAATAATGAATACTTGGGCTGCACTTACGCTTCTTCCCACCCTTGGTATAAGAAGTGCTATAGATGAGGGATTTTTTGGTGTGCTATCACTTCCTCTTGATGTAATGAAGGAAGTTTTCTTACCTAATACCAAGGTTAAAAAGTTTGCAAGACTTTCTCAAATAATAAGTGGCAACAAGGCTGGCTTAGGTCCAATAAAGTCGGGGATATTATCATTAGCAAAAAGGAATCCAACCGATTTTCTTTCCGACATACGTCCATACGCAGATCGTGAAGAATTGCTTAAGCGTGCGCAACAGTTTGTAGGGGATCTTCCAGCCGAAGATTATAAATACTTTAGATGGGCAATGATTGGTTCAAGTCCCCTTATGGATGGTCTTGCTAATTCGACGGTAGCTAAAACGGTTCGCACAAGTACGGTAGATTCTGGAACGGACGTTGGTGTTCTTTTACCACCAGAATTACAAAAACTTCTAGACGATGAAGGCCTGGTCAAGGGTGGTTTCATAACCATTTCGGGTCCTGAGTTTTCCAGGATAGCTCCCAGGCCTCAAACCATAATGATGCGTGAGAACGCAAATTTTATCATTGCTAACAGGGAAAACGTAAGAAAGATAAAAACCCAGAAAGCAACTTACGATCACAACCCTGCTGAAGTTTTCTTTGCAAACAACGCCCTAAAGACCTCTGACGATTGGGTCAGAGCAATGGATACGTTGTTGAAGACGGTCGGTGTAAGCGTGGACGAGGGTGCCACTGCAACATTAAGACAACAACAGTTTTCACTCGGTATCACCCCGAACGGCACTAGATACGTTGTAGATGATGAAGATGCGTTAAGACAGTTCCTTAAGAACTCCGGTGAAACGTCTTTTCAGAAGTCCGCAGTAGCTGAAGTAAGTGACATTGACATAGCCCAATACAGGGTCTTCCTGCTTTTACAGGATATGTACAACGCTTTTCATGGCGCTCCCACGAAATATAACAAGGCTTTGTACGAAAAAGTAGTTTCAATTCGTAACGAAAAAAAAGGAAGGGGCTTTGCAAGCTCTTTCCAAAAAATAAAATTTGAAGACTACGAAAAACTGGTAGACGGATACAGATATCCTAATATCCCAGAGATAAGAACATCAATTTATCCTGAATTGTATGACCCAGACCCTAAAAGCTGGTTTGCAAGGTTTGGGATCAAGCTCTGGGACGCCATGGATCGACAGGTTACTGACTTGTTTAGATCCGATGCAGTAATGGCTTTTTACTTGAAATACATGCGCATCTATGACAGCAGTATTACGGTTACTGCTGATAACTACATAAAACTTGCCGCCGAAAAGGGTGAGTTTCTAAGTAGAGAAGTAGCCGAAGACCTGGCTGGAATCTATTGGTCGAACATAGCTGCTAAAAACGCAGCTAACAGGGTGTTAAGTTACGTTGATAACCCGAACGTTAGAAGTAATCTTTCCTATTCGTTAAGAACAATTGGTAGATTTTATCGTGCAACCGAAGATTTTATGCGTCGTATCTATCGTTTGGGTACTAACTATCCAATAAAAGCCGCATTTACGATGCGCCTGATGACACTGGGTCTAGAAAATGTAGGAGTAATTTACAGGGATTCCGAAAACAGACCGTATGTTTTGTTGCCGATGGACGATTTAATTTACAACGCGATAGATATGCCCGTACGAACCATTATGGGTGATAAATACTCGAATAAAATCCCGCGTTTTGTTGACTTTCCATTGAAACTACAGTTTCTCAACCCATCATTTCAAGAAGATGCTGGAATGCCGATGCTTAGTGGTCCCTTTGCTGCTGTGAGCGTAAAGGGTCTTCAGGGGCTGGCAGGAACAATATTTGGCCCAACGGGTGAAAAAATATTTGGTAGTTTCGATGAGTATCTTTTGGGTGAGGTTGCAAACCAACCTGATTGGTGGAGGTTGATCGTCCCCAGCAAGGCAACTAGGGCATTCGAGGCAATAGTTCCTTACGCTCAGATGATCGGTGGGGACATAGATCCAGAAGAAATGCTATTCCTTGAAAACACCAACAACGTGTACGCAGCCCTAAGTTACATGTTTGCTAATCCAGAGAAAAATAAGACAGTACAAAAGATGATGAACGGTACTGCTACTGAAAAAGACTATGAGGACTTTCTAGACTCAGCCCGTATAGCTGCACACAATGTGAAATTTATAAAGAACTTTTTTGGATTCTTTTTCGCACCACTTGGATCCCAAGAAAGTGTTGATTTACACAGCTATCAAATGAGAGATGGGATAGTTTCTCCAAGACAAGAGTGGATTGATTTGTTTGTAAACGCAAACAAACTTCCAATTGATCAACGTCCGGAGAATCCAATTGAATATGCAACAGCTATGTTCATCGGAGAGGATCCAAACAGACTTATCTATACCGTTTCTCGTAACGAAAAGACCGATGTCACCTTGGCAAAGGTAAAGGGCACAAAAAACTTTATACTTGACAACAAAGACACGATCGCAAATTATGGTAGTGTTGCCTTCATATTAGCACCACAAGCTGGTGAGTTCGACATCAAGTCATATCAATACCTAGAGGCAAGTGGCCTTATTAAAGATAGGGACTTTAAGGAATATCTTTACGATATATCCACAAAGCGTCTTCGACAGGCTATTTTTGACAGCGAAGATCAACTCAATGAGAATCTTGCTAGAACCGCTTATCCATATGATAGAAAACAAATGATTGACAAACATCAAGAGTTTGCCGATTTTGTGAAAGCCGCTCACCCAAGAGTGAAGGCTGCTTTCGAGCAGGATCTTGGGAATAGCGATGAACTATTGGATCTAAAGGCTCTAGAAGAGATGGTTGCTGACCCAAAGGTCAAGTTGACGGCAGCTCAAAGATCTAATATGAACCTAGCTATAAGTTTGGTTAGAAACGGATTGATGTTTTTTTCTGACTTTGATACTGGTAATCAAGACGAAAATCGTGGTATCAAGGTCGGTTACAGAGACAGAATACTTGATGAACTTGAGACCCTGGGTGCATCTGATCCAAACATAAGGGCTGCAACAGACTCGATATTTAGATCGTTGTTAGAACTTGCCGTTCGGCAGGTTCCAAGCTACGAACCGTAGGAGATTTAGTTGGTTAAAAGGGTAATACCAGTAATACCAGTAGTTGCTGGTCTTGCTGCCGGTGCAGCAGCAGTGGGCGCAACCACTGCTTATATGAACAGGGGTGATGTCGGGGAGGTTGAGGTAGCTCCAGGTTGGCAAGATACCGTTAGTGGTGCTATGGGTGGCCAGCCAAACCAACAACAGCCTCTTGCAGATGTCGATGGTTTAGGTAGTTCTCCAGCGGGTAGACAACCGCAAGCCGTGACCCCAGGGGATCTTAAAAGTGGTGATTGGCCAACTCTAAATTCTAATGATTGGTCGATTTTTGCACCAGGCCCCTCTACGACACCCATAGATGCAGCGTTTTTATATTATCAATATCGTAGCGGTATAAAATCTGGACAAAGTGTTCTACTTCCAGGAACAATACCTGGTAATTATTTATTTTTAGATCCTTCACGTTGGTCTAGTTGGTTAAAAGATACATACAACACGGAAGATAAAGTGCTTGGGTTAAAAGCCAAACTTTTTAACGCTGGATATTTGAAGAATCCCGATTCTCTTCGAAGACAGGGATTTGATATGGATGGTGTAGATGCCGCATATGCAGCGTTTCTTGATCTTTCAAGCAAAAACCTTTCGGTGGCTAGAGCTGGTAGTAGATCTCTTCTGAATATTGAAGATTACCTTAACACCGCTGAAGGTAAACAACAAGCTGAAATTAGGTCTCGTTTATACTTACCCACCCCGGCTGAATCAGAAGCCAGCCTACTCAGTTACTATCAAGAATATGTTGGTAGAGCACCAAGTAGGAGGGAAGTTGAAGCTTTTACTCAAGCAGTCATGGCAGAAGCAAGAAAACGTCCTGAGGTTACAACCATTACGCCTGGTAAATTCATGGAAAGTGGTGAGATGTCACCAACATCTGAAGTCACTACTGGTGGTTTTGACAAAAAAGATCTTCCACTTATGGCAAGGCGTGAAGCTATGGCGGATCCAGAGTCTGGGCCGTATCGCATGGCTAGTAAATACTTCGACGCCTTCTTGGATGTCATTGGTACTCCGCAAGGTATGGGGACTAAGACGGACATATCTCAGCTTCTTACCTAAAAAGTGGTATCTACTAGCACCACTTTTTTTTACTTTATTTCTATTCCCGCACCAACCAGAACAGCAAGCACAAGTTTGGGAGAACAAAGAATTGGCACCTAGGAAGACGAAGGTTCAAGTAGAGGATACTTCTAACGAAAGAAGGATTGCTCAACTTCTTGCCGAACGTGGTTACACCCCCAAAGGCATTGCCGCAATACTTGGTAACCTTAAAATGGAATCAGGTTTCAAGCCGAACGCACTAGAACCCAGCACGACCGGGGATCGACCCCTATCTAAAAGAGGATTCGGTATTGCCCAATGGACTGACGCTGGTCGTCAACAAAACTTAATTAATTTTGCCGAACAAAGGGGTGTACCCCTTACCGATCTAGAAATGCAAGTTGATTTTTTAGACCAAGAAATTAAAAAAAACGGTCGTTTATACAGGATACTTACCGGTGGTGAGGGTTCTACTAGATATTCAGTCGATACCCTTACAAAGGATTTTGAAGAAAACATTCTAAGACCGGACAAAAGAGTATCTAGAACTCAAGATCGAATTGCTTATGCGAGAGACGCGGAATCTAGGATTTCTAACATGACCGGACAATCGGCTGGTCCGATAGTTGGCGGCAAGGGTGCTGCTGGGATGGGTTCTGTGCCCACACTTAGCGGAGCACCAAGGGAAACATCAAAAGGTAAAATCAAAGTTGGTGAGACAGAAACCGAGGTCTCAACACTACCGGCTGAAGTAGCAGCAGACACGGGCCTTGTGATGGCCGATGGTGAAATTCTTGGTGATCAACGTGTTGACCTCAAGAGTATGACCCCAGAGCAACGTAAGAAATATCGTGCTAATAAACTTGCTCAATATGGATTTGTTGAAGCAACGTTAAATCTAGATTCTGGTCGTCAGTACTATGACAAGGATGGTAGGCCAGTACCGCCAAACAAGGTTGTAACCTTGCGTTCCGTGTTTCAACAAGCGGTTCAACAAGATTGGACTGCGGACAGATTTCAGGCCGAGTTAAGAAAAACAAATTGGTATCAGAGCACGTTTGATCAAAAGCGTCTGCAACAGGTTCTTCAAACCGTAGACAGTGCGACCTTTGAGAACAATATTAGATTGATTTCTGATTCAATTAAGGAAACCTATAGATCTTACGGTGCGGATGCACCGGACGAACAGACGATTCGAGACCTGGCAATTAAGAGTCTTTATACCGAGCTTAGCACAAAAGACTTCTTAGCTGGAATTGCCAACTCCATTAACTTTGCTGGTGAATCACTTAAGGGTGCGACCCTACAGGCTGCTGATCTTATTAGAAAGAATGCCAGAGCATACGGAATAAACTTTAGGACAAACGATACGAACTTTCAGTCTTATGTTCGACAAAGAATTTCTGGTGAATTAAATGAAACCGACATTAACAACCAATTCCGCGAGCAGGCCATAAAGAACTATCCAGCACTCGCAGACCGTTTACGTGCTGGTGCTACCCTGCGAGACATAGCAGATCCGTATCTAAGAGTTATGTCGGAGATCCTAGACATAGGAGAAAATGACATCAGCTTTGACGATCCCCTGATGCAATCAGCCTTGAACGGAACCTCACCGGATGAAGACCCAACCACTATGTCTTTGTGGGAATTTAAGAAAGCTATTCGAAAAGATCCAAGATGGGCTAGAACCCCCGACGCACAGGATAAAATCAACAACGCACTTTCAGCGGTCTTGGCTGATTTTGGTTTGGTAAGATAATGGCTAAGAAAACCAAGAAAAAACAAAATCCAGAAGAAATTTTTGGTTCTTCTTATTACGACCAAGTTCGTGCAAACATTGCGGCCGCCGAAGCCCGATACGGTAATCCAAATGAGGGTCGCGGTCCGGACCCAGTAAATGAGCCGGCACCAACCCCCACCGCACAACCGCCTGGTGGCGGTGGCGGTGGCGGTGGCACTGACTCAGAGGTTTTAAGAAGACTCCAGGCATTAGAAGATGCAGCTCGGCGCGATCGAGAAACTAGACAACGTAACGAGATTGAAGCAGCCAAGGGTCTTGCTCGTCAGTTTGGTCTTGATGAATCTATCTTTGACACCATCACAAGTCTTGTGCAGGAGGGTTTTGAGGGTCTTGCGTTGACCCTTCAACTTAGAGCCACACCCCAATATAAGCAAAGATTCAGCGGTAACGAATTACTTAGGCAAAGAAGCCCGAGTACTCCCCAGCTTTCTCCTGAAGAATACTTACTTATCGAGCGTCAGTACGGTAACATTCTTACGACTTATGGATCAGCAGACATAGCGACAAGGGATAACTTTGCTGAACTGATTGGTAATCAAGTATCAGCTAATGAATTACAGCAACGTTTTGAACTTGCGATTAACAAGGTTCGTAATGCTGATCCAGCGCTACGCCAACAGTTAGTACAGGCGTTTCCAACAATTCAAGAAACCGACATCGCTCGTGCTTTATTGCTTGGCAAAGAGGGTTCGGAATACTTGGGACGTAAGGTTAGGACTGCCGAGATCGGAGCAGAGGCCGTTACGTTTGGCCTTGGAACCGAAAGGGCAGTCGGTATAGAACAACTTGGTGTTACCAGAGAGATGGCACGCCAGGGATTTGGTGCTATATCAAGACAGCTTCCGACACTAGAGAAGTTGGGTTCTATCTTCCGTGAAGACACGGCTGAACTCCAGCAAGAACTAGAGCGAGAGCAATTCCAGAATGTCGAGTCGCGCCGTAGGCGTAGACTAGTTGAATCCGAACAGGCACTATTTGGTGCCGAAGCGGGACTCGGATCCTCGGCCCTGAGGTCACAGACCAGAGGCCAGATCTAGGAGCAGACAAGGCAGCCTTCTGTGATGTCTGAGGTCACAGAAGGAACGGTTCAATTCCGTACTGCTTCGCCCATAGATGGATCGACCGGCCCCATCGTGAGAGAAAGTACCGGTAGCAAGATCCGACGGCAACGCCCCTGTTGTTGATCGAGGCTTGCGCAAACAAACCGAGGGAGATAGTTGCGATGAGCAACCAATACGAAGACGACTACGAAGAAGATGAGCAAGAAGAACTAGACGGTACGGATTTAGTCAAGAAGCTTCGAAAGGCGGAAAGACTAAAGGAGAAAAGAATCAAGGAACTCGAGGGTGAGCTTTCCGAGATTCGAAGTGCCAGACGTTCTGATGTCATCAACTCAGTCCTCTCCGAAAGAGGCGTGAACACCAAGATCGCCAAGTTCATTCCATCAGATGTGGAGTCAACGCCCGATGCGTTGAATTCATGGTTGGAAGAGAATGCGGATGTCTTTGGTATTCAATTGGCTTCTCCGCAAGAACAGTCTGAAGATCAGCAACGTCAGCTGCGTACGCTGAGACAGATTGACGCGATTACGGCTAACGCCTCAGTGCCGGTAGGTGTGAATGAAATGTTCAATCGTATCGACCAGGCACAAAGCGCTGAGGAAATCTTAAATATGATTTACAGCGCTGAACAATCGTAACCATCTATTAGAAAAGGATAGGCATGTCAACATTTATTTCAACTGCCTCGTCTTCGCTTGGTGGTACAGTCGGCTCTGCCGGTCTGGTCCAAAAAGCGTATGACCGACTCGTTGAATTTGCGTTGCGCAGCCAACCGCTCATCCGCTCAGTTGCGGACAAGCGTCCTGCGCGACAGGCGATGCCAGGCTCCTCGGTAGCACTTCAGATTTACTCTGACCTATCGGTTGCCTCAAGCACGCTGACTGAGACCACCGACCCAAGCGCAGTTGGTCTTAGCACGCCTACCCAGGTAACGGTTACTCTAGAAGAGTACGGTAACGCAGCGATTGTAACCCGTAAGTTGCAGTTGTTCAGCTTGGCTGATGTCGACCCTGCTATCGCAGACATTGTCGCATTCAACATGGCTGACAGCATCGACACGGTCGCACAGGAAGTTCTCCGTGCGGGTTCAAACGTTCGCTTTGCACTTGGTACGGCCGCAAGCCGTCCAGCAGCCACCTCGGCTGTTACCTCCTCAGCAACCATTGGCTCAAGCGACATTCGCTTTGCTGTTGCTAAGTTGCGTGCAAACAAATCCGTGCCCCGAAAGGGTTCGTTGTACTGGGTCGGTATTCACCCAGAGGTCTCACACGATCTTCGTGCTGAGACCGGTGCAGGTGGCTGGCGCCTCCCGCACGAATATCAAGCCAACGCAGAGATCTGGGCTGGTGAAATCGGAAACTACGAAGGTGCTTACTTTATTGAGTCAGCACGTATGTACAACGCTACCGATGGCTCTAGCTCGACCCGTGTATTCCGCACAATCGTCTGTGGCAAGCAAGCTCTTGCCGAGGCTGTTGCTGAGGAACCGCACACCGTCATTGGTCCTGTGGTTGATAGATTGATGCGATTCCGTCCGATCGGTTGGTACGGTGTGTTGGGCTTTTCCCGCTACCGTGAGGCCGCTCTGTTCCGAATTGAGTCAACCTCTTCGATCAACCTTACCTAATTTAAATAATTAGGATATTGTTGTGAACGCTAGGCCCTGGTCTGCACCCATGCATGTAAAAGCATTGGTAGCGGATCAGGGCCTGGTCTTGACCACAATAACCAAGGGGAAATAATGCCAACTTTTACACCACCAACCGTAGACGAAGGTCCGGCTGGGCCGCCTCCGCTTTTCTACAGATACAAGATAACTCGTGCTGATGCCGTGTTAAAAACCGATGGTGTCTACACCCGGACTCGTGTTCCTACCGAGGACGAGATCGCTGCGGCGGACATCTACTACGCAGGTGGGCGTGGTGGTTATACGATTACCGCTGGCGAAGCGGCAGACCTAACAACAGCTGGCTATGGTGCATATATTACCTGAGGATTTCCCGACATACGGTGCATACTTACGCAGTAAAAACCTTAAGGTTGGGTATTGTAAATCCCACCTAGGGCAGGACTACACGCGCCAGAAGAAATGGGACAGAGAATTGGCTGAATACCGACAGGCTAGATCCGAGGGTATCCAACCAAAAAGCACGCGCACGAAAGACATTCGTGATGCGATGAAAGTAAGCGACAAAGTCGGTAAGGCTTTTGACGCAACCAAACCACTCGGAGGAGTAATTTAATGCCAATGGTAGCTGGGAAGAAGTTCCCATACACAGCAAAAGGCAAGATGGCCGCTAAGAAGGCATCTGCCAAGATGGACATGATGAAGATGCAGAAGGCCAAGATGATGAAGAAGGGCAAGAAGGGCAAGTAAATGGCAGGCAGCAAGAAACACCCAGGGTTCAAGAAAGTTGCTGCTGGCATTGCTAAGAAGCAGGGCATCAGCAAAGAACGCGCAAGTGCAATTCTTGCTGCCCGCACCCGCGCTGCATCACCAGCAGCCAAACGCAAGAATCTCAGATTGAAAAGAGTTAAGTAATGAGTGAATACGAAAAGATTGTCAAGGAACTAAGCCAGGAAATGCCAGGCTCGGTTAATTACGGAATGGTGGAAGAAAGAACGGATTTCTCTACGCCGGTTCCCCCGATGCCACGCCAGGCTGGCACCACGATCAGTGGTGTCATGAAGGGAAAAGCCAAATAACATGGTAGATACCTCAAGAATTAAAACTACTTTAAAAAGAGTAGAAGCCCAGGGAAGAACAGCAGCAGAAGTTGCTAAGCGTTATGGGGTTTCATCTGCTTCTGTTAAGAAAAAGGGAAATTTTTTTATTCTTCCTAAGACGGCAAGTCTTAGTAAAGGCATGGGAATTCGATCTACGACTGCTATTGATCGTGCAGCTTCAATCGACAAACAAAGGGCTGCTAGATACGAAACCAAAAGAGTTTCTGTTATGAAAACCCCCGGCAACGGTGGTGATAAAAGGGTGTATGCCTTTTCTAAGCAAGCAAGTCAGGGTGGTTTGGGGCCAGCAAGTAAACGTGTTGTTACTAGCCCACCGTTTAGGAGTGGTGGTGGATCTAAATATGCAACGGCGACTCCAGCTTCAATTAAACCTAGACCTAAGCCCAAACAAACCGCTGGAGTTACGGTAAGAATTATCAAAAGCCCGGGTGTAGTTGTTAGAGAATCCGGCAAGCCAGTAACCACAGGTTATGGTAGGAAAAATAAACCATCCAAATCTGGTTACGGTAGAACAAAGAGACGACAATACTTTGTCAGAACCGGAAGAGGCAAGAAATAATTGAAAGACCCACGACTAAAACGAGCAGGCGTTAGTGGGTACAACAAACCCAAGCGCACACCTAGCCACCCAACCAAATCACACGTAGTCGTGGCTAAGCAGGGCAGTCAGGTAAAGACAATTCGTTTTGGTCAGCAAGGGGTGTCAGGCTCGCCCAAGAAACAGGGCGAGTCGTCCTCCTACCGTAGGCGCCGTGAGTCCTTCAAGGCACGGCACAGCAAGAACATCGCCAAGGGCAAGTTGTCTGCGGCCTATTGGGCAGACAGGGTCAAATGGTAAAGAAACTAACCGTAGCTCAGAAGTACACCCAGCTGAAACGTCAGACCGAAAGAGCTGGCATGAAGGTCATGGAGAAAGACGGCAAGATCGTCGTCACACGTAGAAAGAAAAAATAATGGTAGCGAAGAAGAAAGCAACCAAGTCCAGAGTAAACGAGGCTGGTAATTACACCAAGCCAGAGATGCGCAAGCAGATCTTCAACCGCATCAAAGCCGGATCGAAGGGCGGTAAGCCCGGACAATGGTCGGCTCGTAAAGCACAGATGCTAGCCCTTCAATACAAGAAAGCGGGCGGTGGGTATAGGTAATGGCACTAGCCAAATCCCAACAATCGTTAAAGAATTGGACTGGTCAGAAATGGCGGACATCAGACGGATCACCCTCTAGGGGTAAAAAAAGATATCTACCGGATGCTGCATGGGCAGCACTAACGCCAGCCGAAAAAGCTGCTACCAATCGGGCAAAAGCCAAAGGCAATAAAAAGGGCAAACAATTCGTACCCCAACCCAAGAACATTAAGAAGAAAACGGCAAAATATCGGTGACCACCACAAACGCATTAATAGAACAAGTACTCGGTAACCTATCAAGCTACACGCTAAGGCAGGACAGAACCACACACCTGACCGCTGCCTTGACGGCCAGTGCGACCACTGCATCACTTGACAGTACTGAAAACATTGGCAAGGGTCTGATGGAGATTGACGACGAGTTAATCTACGTAGACTCGACCGATCGTGTGAGCAGCACCATTACGATCGCACCGTACGGTCGCGGTTATCGGGGAAGTACCTCAGCTAGCCATGCTTCAGAGGCAAGGGTAACGGTCTCTCCGACATACCCAAGAATCCAAGTCTTAAACGCAATCAATCAGACGATACTTTCGGTGTTCCCACGTTTGTTCGCTACCGCCTCTACAACGTTTACCTACGTAGCATCCAGGACTGCGTACAACCTACCTGCGGATTTCGAGGATGTGCTATCGCTTTCCTGGCAAACCTCTGGCCCGACCGCAGAATGGTTGCCGATAAGGCGATACCGAGTAGACCGCACTGCCGCAACTGGATCTTTTGCTGGCGGCAGATCGATTAACCTATATGACCTTGTAACCCCAGGACGAACGGTTCAAGTTGTGTACACGAAGAAACCATCAGAGCTTTCTAGTGCCTCTAGCGTATTTACCACAACAACCGGACTGCCAAGCTCCTGTTTTGATGTGATCATGTACGGTGCTGCGTATCGTTTGATCTCCTTCATAGATCCTGCACGCATGTCATTTACCAGCCCAGAGGCTAACGAAAACGATCCGAACAGACCGATCGGTTCTGGCACGAACACCTCTCGATTCATCTTGGCTTTGTTCCAACAAAGACTTGCAGAGGAAGAACAGAAACTTAAAGCGGAATACCCAATCCGCGTCTACTTTACGACTTAAGGAAAAGGACAGATGGCTCGTAAATATACAAGCACCTCCCAAGAAACCACCCTTTCCGCAGATCTATCGATCGGTGGTACTAGCTGCACGGTTGTCTCTGGAACAAATCTTATGGGTGGTGTTACGCTATCTGGCGACACATTCACCGTAGTCATTGAGCCAGAGACTGCCAACGAAGAGATCGTCTACGTAACCGCCGTAGCGACCAACACTTTAACTATCACACGAGCACAGGACTCTACGACCGCTAAGGCACATTCGGCTGGTTCAAAGGTTCGTCACATGGCGATCGGTGAAGACTTTCGTTTAGCTGAGGATCACCGCAATGCCTCGGCCTCGGTTCACGGTCTTGGTTCAAGTGCGGATGTGGTCGGTACGACCAGCACTCAGACCCTAACTAACAAGACTCTAACTAGTCCTAGCATCAACTCACCGACGGTTGCCTCACCAACCATCACTGGCACGGTCAGCGGTTCTGCAACCTACAACAACATTACGGTTGCAAGTTCTACCTTGACCAGTCCTACTATCACTGGTGCATCAGCAACGACTGCAAGTGTCAGTTCGTTGTTTCTTACTGGCAATCTAAACGCCAATAGCTTGAAGGTTGTAAACCTTGCTGCACCAACCGATGACAATGATGCAGCCAGGAAGATCTACGTAGACAACATTCTTGGTAGTGCTACTGCTGCTGCGACCAGCGCATCAGCAGCTGCCGCTTCTGCTACGGCAGCGGCTGCTTCTGCTACCGCAGCGGCTAACTCTGCTACTGCTGCATCAGCAAGTGCTGCTGCTGCTTCTGCGAGTGCTGCTGCTGCATCAACTAGTGCATCGAACGCATCTACTAGTGCAAGCCAGGCATCGGCCTCAGCCGCAGCCGCAAGTGCAAGTGCATCTGCCGCATCCGCATCTGCTGCTGCCGCAGCATCATCTGCCGCCGCAGCAAGTGCATCCGCTGCTGCAGCCGCTACTAGCTATGACGATTTTGATGACAGATATCTTGGTGCTAAATCAAGCGATCCTTCTTTAGACAATGACGGTAACGCCCTGATCACGGGTGCGTTGTACTTCAATACATCTGGTAATAACATGAGGGTTTACACCGGATCAACCTGGATAGTCGTAGCTGCCAATACGGCAGACTTCATCCAGAAGACAGAAGTAACTGCAAAGGGTGATCTCATTGCAGGGACTGGTAACGCAACAATCGACAATCTTGCGGTAGGTACGAATGGTTATGTCCTTACCGCATCCTCTTCAACAACAACAGGATTAACCTGGTCTGAAATTGATGCAGGATTCAACGCATTTCTTTTGATGGGAGCATAAATGCCAACAACATACAAGGTGTTAAATCAGCAAGCGATGTCCGCTAACACCTACACGAACCTCTACACCGTACCAGCCGCTACTAGCGCGGTGATTTCTACCATTACGGTAGCCAATACCGCATCTACTACTGCGACCTATCGCCTTGCAGTCACCTCGTCTGCTACTGCGGCATCTGCCGTTGCACTAGGTGACCACATCGCATATGACGTAAACATTGAAGCAAACGACACGACTGCTCTGACCATAGGTCTAACACTTGAGGCTGGTAAGAAGTTAGTCGGTAGGGCAAGTACCGCGTCTGTCGCCTTCGGTGTGTTCGGTTCAGAGGTGACCTGATATGACCATTAGAAGTTTAAAGCAACCGGAATTATTTAACACTTTTAGTGTTGGGATAAATCCAGGAACAATGACGTATCTAGTAATAGCAGGCGGCGGCGGCGGCGGTCATGGTGCTTGTTCAAGTTCCTGGGGCGGTGGGGCTGGTGGTTACCGTTCGAGTGTTCCCGGTGAATTATCTGGCGGTGGTGCTGCTGCAGAAAGTTCACTCGTAATACAAACAGGAAGTGCTTATGTAATTACAGTAGGCGGAGGCGGTTCTGGTGGTTCAGATTCACCTGGTAATGCTGCTGGAAAACAGGGTACTAATTCGTCTATTTCCTTGCCAGCCTCTGGGGCTCTTGTTACATCAATAGGCGGTGGCGGTGGCAGGGGAAGGCAACATGCAGTAAGTCCACACGGCGAAGAAGAGGGTACAACGGGGGGGTCTGGTGGTGGCACTAGTGGCACAGCGTTAGCAGGCACGGCAAATCAGGGGTTTGCTGGTGGTACGGGTGGCGGGGTGCAAGGTGGCGGTGGGGGAGCGGCTGAGGCTGGCACTACTGATGGCCCAGGTCACGGTGGCGATGGTGTTTCTTCAAGTATTACCCTTACAGCAACAACTAGGGCAGGTGGTGGGGCTGGGTCTTCGGGTACTGCTGGTGAAGGTGGCGGTGGCTCGGAGGGCACTCCTGGAACAGCAAACAAGGGGGGCGGTGGGGGCGGACGGCTTGCCACCGGCTGCGGTAGTTTCGCGGGTCAACCTGGTGGTAAAGGCGTAGTCATTATAAGAACCCCGGATAGCGTGAAAGAAGCGGCTACTACTGGTAGTCCTAGCGTCTCAAGTTCTGGCGGCTTTAGGATATATACCTTTAATGATTCTGGTACAATTACGTGGAGTTAGGAAAAATAAGATGGCGTACTTTGCACAATTAGACGAAAACAATATAGTGACTCAAGTTATTTCTATTAACAATACAGTTCTTGATGAACCAAGATTAACCTTTCCTGAAACAGAAATACTTGGTCAGTTATACATAAAAGATGTTTTAAAACTTGATAAAAATTGGAAACAAACTAGTTATAATAACTCTTTTAGAAAACAATATGCGGGTATAGGTTTTTTGTACGACGCTGAACACGATGTTTTTATTGTTCCAAAACCAGTTCCTTCTTGGTTTTTAGATGAAAACTCTGATTGGCAAGCACCAATTCCAAAACCAACAGAAGGTTTTTGGTCATGGAATGAAGACACTTTTTCTTGGGAAGAAATTGAATTAACAGACGAACAACTTGATTTATTATGGCAAGAAGGTAATGGATAATTTTTTTTATGCTCAAAAAGAAGAAATTGAACGCAGGATTAAAATTTGCAAAAAATGTGAATATCTTTTTAAACCTACTTATACCTGCAAAAAATGCGGTTGTTTTATGAAAATTAAAACAATGTTAAAAAACGCACAATGTCCATTAAATAAATGGAACGAGAAAAACCAGGAGTGGGTCGAACAGGCCGACTGACACCGGCCTATCGGGATAATCCGATTAACGTAGGTTATCGGAATAATCTAATGGCATATTAAGATTGGAACCATGACCACAGCCCTGATTACTGCTATCTATGGTAGCTATGATGAGCCTAAACCACTATTGGGGGGTCATGGTTTTGATCGAGCTATTTGCGTAACCGACAACCCAGGTTTACGGGTTCAGGGGTGGGAGGTCATGCATCGACATCCTTACAATATGCCACCTAGACTTGCCGCTAAATACCCCAAAATAAGGCCTTGGGATTTTGTTGAGGCTGATCTATATGTGTGGCTAGACGGGGCATTTAAGATCGTTAGCGACCAGTTTTTAGCCTTCTGTGAGGCTGCTGTGGCTGACCATGACTTTGCTGTGTGGGAACATCCAGATCGCTGGCATAGGAACTGCCTCTATGACGAGGCAGCATTGTGCCAAGACTGGTCTAAATACCAAGACTACCCGATCCGTGCTCAGACGGCTGCCTACCGCAAAGAAGGTATGCCTGAAGGCTTTGGGTTGTGGGCATGTGGTACGATCGCCTGGCGCAATACCGACAAGGCCAAAGAGTTTGGCTCGCTGTGGTTAGAGGAAAACATCAAATGGTCTATCCAAGACCAGGTGTCTTTCCCCTACCTAGTCTGGAAACACAAGCCCAACTTCGGTGTGTTTGACGGACATGAATTCCAGAATCAATATCTTCTTTGGTATAACCACACAGACGGGACGTAATTAGTATATGAGTGGTCCCGATACTCCGCCAGAGGACACCCAAGACCAAGGCGTGGACTGGGTTCTAGATAGTATAATTATTTGAGTTCCTTTGCTTTTGCCAACACTGATTGGTCACACGGCATCAAACCACAGATGCCTGGTGGTTGCGGTTGGTATCGCTGCTATCTACCGATGACACAGATACAAAAGCTTGGTTGGTCTGTTGGTATGGGTAGTCCTGCGTATCTAGACGGCAAGATAGGTATCTTAGTAGATGAGAACACCAAGGCCCTGTATGGCTGGAAGACAATTTGTTTCAAGCTGGTGATGCAAAGCGACATAGTGCCTCTAATACCTATAGCGAAAGCAAATGGGCAGAAGTTTTTGTACGACATAGACGATCACTTTGATGGCCTGTTGCCTGATAATCAAGCCTACGAGAACACCGACCCAATTTTAAATCCCGAGAACAACAGAGAAATCTACAAGCAAATATGGGGCATGAGCGATACGCTCGTGACATCTACCCCATTCTTGTACGAATACTACAAGAAGCTACATCCAGACGTACGCATGATTCGCAACGGGGTGGACATCCAACGTTACTCGATGCGCGTACAGTCCAAGCGTTTAGTCATCGGTTGGGTAGGTGCTACACCTTGGCGATCCAATGATCTTGAGATCCTAAAACCCTGGTTAAACAAGTATCTGTTGAAGAACAACCTACGTTTCTGGCACTCTGGGGAGTCCGACACTGGTGGTAGTTTTGCTGAAAAAGCAGGAGTACACAGCAGTTTAGTCGAGACATTTCCGATGATGCCCATAACGGAATACCCGATACTACTGAAGTTCTTTGACGTTGGATTAGTACCACTATCTAGGAATGATTTTAATGAAGCCAAAAGCTGTCTTAAGGGACTCGAATATGCCGCTAGCGGCATACCGTTCATTGCTACGCCAACGTCTGAATACAGATGGCTTGCGGAACAAGGTGTTGGCAGGCTTGCTGAAACGCCAGAAGAATGGACGCATCACCTAGACAAGTTAAAAAACATTGATGTTCGCATGGAAGAAGCTGAACGTCAAAAAAAGATAGTAGAAGAAAAATTCACGATAAATCATCGTGGTGAAGAGTGGCGCAAGTTAGCGCTGGAAGTGGATGCAAGATGAGTAAACCCTGGAAACAAGCAACCTTTTCATATGTTCGTGTGTTTGCTGCCGTAGTGCTAGGTATGTTCCTAGCTGACGGTGCAGACGTATTCGCAGTGGATGCAACCGACCTACGCACTTGGGTTGCTGCTGGTATTGCAGCCGTACTACCTGTTATTATTCGTGCATTGAACCCATCCGATCATGCGTATGGGCGTGGCGCTTCATAATCAATGGAGTGGTACGACTACTTAATTAGGGCAGGTGCCATTGCAGGAGCGATTGCAGCTATTGGTTATGTTGTTGGCTGGTCTTTTCGTTATTTTATTGTTCGTCCAATTGAAAGGCTGATAGACGAACGCACGGAACTGATTCAACCTACGGCTAATGCTGGCAACTCCCTGCCCGATGCATTGAGGATTCTTTACAGGCTTGAAGAAAAACAATCGATAATCAGATACGACATCGTAAAACTAAAAGAAGATCTAGTGGAACACCTAAGGGATCACAAATTTTATGAAGAATGAAAAAACAGACTGGTTCAACTACAGATCAAGGGTCTCAAAATACTTCACCGTGGGTGAGGTAACCCAATGTGACTCTCGAAGAATCCCAAAGGACTGGCTGACCAAACGTCGTATCAAAAGGTTTGCAAAAGAACTAGATAAACTACGAGAGAAATACGATTGCCCCATTTCTATCAACTCATGGTATAGACCAAGGGTTATTAACCGTCTGGTCGGTGGTGTCGAGGACTCACAACACATACATGGGTGGGCGGCTGATGTCAATTTTATAACAAATTTACATGACAAAATTAAAATCGAACAGGACTTAGTTAAGACCTGGAACGGTGGGATTGGCATAGGTGCAGCAAGAAAGGGGTTCACCCACATTGATTTGGGGCCTAGAAGAAGATGGAGTTACTGATACCAGCTACACGATAGTTCGCTGTCAAATTTGTAAGAGTCCTGACGGCAAGGTCTATCGAGGCTGGTCGATCGTCTGTGATGACTGCAGACACGAACTATTAATTGCTGACGGAATAATAGAAGAGGATAGTAATTGGCTATAGATAGCACCACAAGGACGTTCAGAAGTCGAGACATATCTGAATCGATTCCATTAAGCGTCGGTCAACCAACACTGCCGTCGGATGTGTACTACAACACTACCGTCACCTACGACATTGCGATCGGTGGTCTGCCGTTCTTCTACTCCATCTCGGATCAGGATAAGTATCAACGTCAGACTGCTGATTACCAGAAGGAACAGTTTGATAACTCAGCTGAGCCCGGTGAGCAGACCTTGTCTGGTTGGTGGATTCGCAGTCAGTCATCTTTCCACAATGGAGCTGGTATCCGTTTCTTCGATCCCTCCTCTGGCGAGACGATCAACTACAGGTTTAAAGAATCAGAGGGTGTCAACGTATTCACCAAGGGTGAAGTGAGCCTTCTGAAAGAAGTTTTTAACTCATCTAGCATCACCACCTCTTCGGCCACTCCGCACTTCATCGTCGGGGCTAACGATGGAACGAACGATTGCGTGTTGTTCTCTGATGGTGTGAATCTAAAGAAGATGACGGTTAGTGGTGATACTCCGACTATAACCACATACTCGAACTCTTCGTCTGCAACCATCACGGCCTTGACTACAGATGGAAGTAATTACCTCTATGCGGACAATAATCACATACGAAGAGGCTCTATCTCTGGTAGTGCCGTAGATGGCAATATCCTTAACTTACACAACCTGAGCGTAAAAGGCCCAGGAACCATAGCATTCGTCAAACAACGTCTAGTTGTGGCGTGGGGTAACACTATACATGAGGCCAACTCGGCTCAATCGGTAGGCAATAACAATCTACCAACCGCAATATATACCCATCCAAACACAAATTGGCGTTGGACGGCGATTTCTGAAACCAACAATTCAATTCTTTGTTCT